CGTCAGTAGCGAGTAGCCGCAGCGGGTGCCGATCTCGATCACGCTGGCCGGCTTGTAGCGGCGGAAAATCTCGCCCTTCATCGCGTAGTGGAAAATCACCCGGCTGTCGCAGCCGAACCAATCGTCCTCCCGCCAGTTGCTTTCCAGCAGTTTGCGGACGGAGTCGGTCCACGCCACCGATGCTGTCATTCCCATGCGTCCACCATGATGTTGAGTACGTCGGCGATCGGAACGTAGGCCAGCCACGCCTCGGCGTCCCGCACGCCGAACGATGCCACGAGGGTGTTCTGGTCGCTGGCCGCGAGCCCGGCGGCAAACTCGATGCTGCGGGTTTCTCGGAACGCGAACGGCGGGGATACACGCGTGATCCGCCAATCGGCCCCCTCGTCGAACATGACGAATCGGTGCTCGTAGACCCGCCGGCCACCGGAGACGGCCACTTCGTGGACGATCGCCCACCACAATCCCGGAGCCCATGGGTGCTCGACGAGCTGCGAGCCGCCACGGAACCCGCGGGCCACCAGCGGAGCCTCGGCGTGAGCGGTCACGGTCCAATCGTCGCTGTCCTCGCGGACGAGGCACGTCCGGCCATCGTGACTGCACGAATACAGCCACTCCCGCCGGCCGGTGATCGGCATCCAGTTTTTTTCGTGCCGGCCGCTGACGGTGTCGTGGCAGCGAAGGTCGTGGATTCGGTCGAATCTCTCCAGCTTCCCGACGCCTATACGGCAAGTCCCATCGCGGCCAGCCCAGTTTCGTATCGTATGCGACGCGATTAGTTCGCCATCCACCGAGTTGAGCCGCACGTCCTCGAGCCCGGTCACCGCGAATCCGGTGGCTTCGTAGTCTGCGGCCCAATAGCGTGCGTGCCCGTCTTCGACGAGACAGTTGAACGTCCGGATCGCTTCGCGGTCCTCCGGAGGAATGACGTAGCGACCGTTTTCGTCGATCGAATAGTTGCTTGATCGCACATTGACGAGCAACCGGTCGCCGTGGCTCACGACCGACGGGTTGAACAGCGACCAGCCGACGCGGGCCGGCGGCACGTCGATCTTCGTGAGCTCCGCGGCGACGCCCTGATCGGCGAGCGTCCGCGTGTACCACGTTCGGTTGGCCCGGACCTTCTCCTCTTTCTCCGCGGAGAGAGGGAGACGCATGAGCCGTTCGCACGCCCGGCGACCAGCGTCGTGCTCGCCGCAGTAGTAAGCGTGGGCCGCGAGTCTGTGTAGGTGTTCGATCATGCCGGTGTTCACCTGTTCACCGGTTAGCCTAGCGGGATCGTTGTCGGCGTAAACCCCGGATTTCACGCGGCGGCGTCCATCGTTCGACGCGGGCAGGCATCAGAGCGTCGACGCCTCGCGGAACGCCTGATCGACCGCGGCCTCGTCCAGGCCGAGGGCCGCGGCGAGCGGAACTAGCCACGGGTGGAATCGCTCGATCACTGGAGCGTATTCCCACTCGACGCGGACGCCCTCGCGTAGCACCGTGCCGGATATCGAATCTATGGCGGCGTCGATGGTCGCCAGCGGTATATCGTGCGACACGAGCCAGAGGCGGATCTGTCGGGCCGACACGCTCGCTGGCACCGGCTCGACGGGCGGGGCCGCCCGCATCCAGCCCGAGGGCAGCTCGTCGTCAGGGATGGCCGTGTAGCCTTCGGGCGGCGTCCATCCAGCCGGCGCGTCGAGGCGGACGAACGTCTCGACCTCGCCGGCCGCGTTGACGATCGCGAGAGACTTTGCGTTTCTGCCCATCAGTAGTACACCGTGATACGAACGAGAGCCCCGCCACCGTTGCCACCGGCCCCGGAGTTGTTGCCGTTGAGCGATGCGCCGCCTCCACCACCGCCGCCGCCGGGGAATGCGCCGTCGCCTCCGTTGCCGCCGACGCCGTTGGCGTTGCCGCCGCCGCCGGAGCCTCCGCCGCCCACGATTCCGTGAAGCACAGCCCGCGCTTTTCCGTTCGCGCCAGCGCCGCCGCCAGCCGTCCCGCCGGAAACTGAGTCCTGCCCAGCGATCAAGAAGAAGTCATAAGTGTAAAGACCCATCGGAATGAACGAGCGGCCGCCAGCGCCGCTGGTGTTGGACGACGTTGCAGCGCCGCCTCCTCCACCGCCTCGCGTTCCGATGTTGGCAGAACCACTCGGCGCAGACCCGTCGCCGGTAGCGCTTCCAGCGCCAGCGGTAGCGACTGATCCGAAGTAGGCTTCTCCCTTGCCTCCATAATACGCCGAACTAATAGTTCCGCCGGATGTAGTGCCGCCATTTCCTGGATTTGCTTGCCAAGTTTGCAGCAGCGTAAAACCAGAACAAACGACGGACGCATCTCCTCCCTGCGTTCCGGCGTTGCCGTTTGTGTTATCTGCCGTGACGGCGGCGGCACCAGAACCACCAGCGGGAGCACTTATAGTCAACGCGGTTGACGGTAAATCAGATATTGCCCATTCGTTCGCGAACGCGCTTCCGCCATAACCGCCGGCCCCGCCGCCGCGTGATGTGCTTGTCGCGCCACGCCTGCCGCTTGCGCCTCCACCGCCGGAGCCAACGCAAAAAATCTTGATGAACTTCGCCCCGGTCGGAACAGTCCACGAATACGAACCGTTTGACCCCGACGCTGATACTGGCTTGCTTGTCGGAGTGAAATCGTAGATTTCCGTTTTTGTGATCGTCACCGCGCCCGTGCCGCCGTCTACGCTCGTTACGGGCGGGGCCGCGTATGTCTGATCGCCCCGCAAAAACGTCGAGGCCGACGCGGTGCCGCTTCCTAGGCGAGCCGTCGCGATCGTGCCGCTCGCGATCGCCGAGGCCGCGACCGAGATCGCCGTAGTGCCGGCAGCCGTCAGACGGCCGTCGGCTCCGACCGTGAACGTGGCGACGCTCGACGCCGACCCGTAGGACGCGGCCGTGACGGCGGTCGCGGCGAGAGTTGGACTGGGATACGTCCCGGCCAGCGATCCTCCGGCCGATCCGGTCGGCGTCCGCGAGTCTGACAGCCGCGAATCGTTGCCCGCGCAAACTGTGTCGCTTGTCGTTCCCTTCGTGGTGTGCAGAGTCACCGCGGCGTCGAGGCCATACGAGCCAGCGTCAGCGATCAGCGAGTCGATCGACGAGAGCTGAATCCCGCTGTCATGCTGGACCTGAGTTGTAAGGAGGCGGTTTGCGGTCGCCAGTTTCCCGCTGGTGGTCGTGACCACGATCCGATCGGCCGTCGTCCCGACTGTGATCGGGTCGCTCCCTGCCGCCGCGTGGGAAGCCGCGTGGCTGGACGGAGAGAACGTCGACGGCTTTCCAGTGATGTCGGCCCATGCCGACGCCCCGGCCGCGTCCACGGTCCACGTCGTCAAATCAGACCCAAGCCGATACCGCTGGCTGTCGGCGGTCACGAACACAAGCATCCCAGCCTCACGCCTGGCCGACGGGATCGCGTCGCGCTCGGCAGTGGTGGCGACCGTCCGGTAGCCGCCCTTGCCATAGAGGGCTACATGCGTCGGATGCACGTCCGCCGTATCAAGCGGCACTACCGGGGCGACGATGTTGGTTCCCTGGATGCCTGCCATCACGCCACCTCCACGAGCACTGAACCGGTGACCGGGTAGGTGGACCGGTAGACGCGATATGCTCGAGCGGTCTGGCCGGCAAACGTGATCGACCGCGTCGTGGCATCAAAAGCCGTCACTCGGAACCCGTTGACCGAAATCAGCGGATCGCCGAACGAATCCGGCAGCACGACGTAGAGGTAGGCCGCAGCCGCCGCCACCTGTTGCGAAATACTCCGGCCCGTCCCTAGGTCGAGCGTGAGTTGCGAGACGATCTGCTCATCGGTGATCGCCGCGGCCGTGGAAGCCCCGACCGCACGCACCAGGAGCGTATCGTTGGCGGCTGCAGCGGCACCAGAGACGACCATTGTGTGGATCCGCCGAAGTGTTTGATTCCTGTCCGACCATCGCCAGTGGTGTTGTGCCCCCGGCGGAATCATGACCTCGTAGGTCACGTCGCCGGCAACGATCCGGTCGCCCTTCTTCGGGTCTTGGGCAAGATCGGTGGTGTCAACGAACCAGTCCCGCGTCTCAGTGCGGAGCATCTGGCCGGCGGCATCCATCGACTCCCACCGGCCGATCACGGCGGTTGACCTCACCGTGCGGGCGAGACCGACCGCTGGTTGGTACGAAACCTCGACGGCCAGGTGCTCACGCCGCTGCGAACGAAACCACGTCTCGCCGATGGCGATCATGTCCTGCATGTGTCACCAGTTGCGAGAGGGGCGGGCACGGCCGGTAGCTGGCCGCACCCGCCCCCTTGCGTGGGGTCTATCACGAGCCCGGCCAGAGGAGCACCGACACGGTCGTGTCGGCAGCAGCACGGGCACGGGCGAGGTAGCCGCAGTTGGTGCCGGTCGTGGCGTGAAACACGCCGCTGGTGGCGTACCACTTGATCGCGTCGCCCTGAGCACCGGTCGCGCCAGTACCGCACGGGCCGGTCACGACGCCGTTGGTCAGAACAGCACCGAGTTCGTTAGCGGCGATCGCCCGGTCGGCAATCGTCACGAGGGAGCCAAGGACGACGATGTCGCCCGCTGCCACCGCCGAAGACGGGGTGTAGTCGAGCTTGTCGCCTTCCGTTCGATAAGTAGCCATCTAGAGAGACCTTTCGTAACTGAGGGATTTGGTTGAGAGACCCGGCCGGCGAGTTTGTCCCTCGCCGGCCGGGAACGAATCACGTCAAGATCAAGCGGTCGCCATGCGGTAGGCCGCACGGGCCTCTGCCTTGGCAACGCCGTAGGAGAAGTGGCCGCGGACCTGGATGCCGAGCATGTTGAAGTCGGCATCGGCTTGCTGCACCGTCGGGAGCCGCTGACCGTTGAGGAAAGCGACCTCCATGCAGGGCAGTTCGGCCGGGTTGGCGACGAGCCACCAGGTCGTTCCGCTGGTCAGGTAGGCCGAAGACACGACCTGGTAGCGGCCAGCGAGCACGTTGACGTTGGTCCGCGTCAGGTTCTCACCGGTGATGAGCAGCGAACCGCTCATCAGTTCCGCAGCCGTGATCTCCAGCTCCGGCGGAACCAGCAGCATCGTCGGCGTGATGCCGAGCGGGTTGCTATCCGGGTCCGTCAGCTTGCGATACGACGCAGTGGCCGTCCGCAGGCTGGAGATCGAAAGAGCGTTGCCAGCAGCAGCGGTTTCCTTTCGGTAGAACGTGCTGTTGTTCAGCTCGTACTCCGTCCAGAAATCCTTGTTGAGCTTGATCGCGGCACCACGACCGAGCCGACTCGGCACCTGGGTCAGAGCACCCAAATCGTCGTTGACAATATCGACCATCGTGATGGACGACATGCGGCCGGTCAGCTTGGCCTTGATCGTCCGCGTCTCGTCCGTAGCGTCGGCACTCTTCAGTTCGCCCGAAGGACCGAGATCCTCAAACTCGAAACCACCGTTGAGCCGCACGCCCGTGACGGTCTTGTAGTCCGACACGCTGCGGATCGACGCGATCATGTCCCACGTCGACTCGACGGCGTTGTACCCTTGGAGGAGGAACTTGCCGTAGGTCGCCGCGAGCACGTTGCTGATACTGTGCGTGGCGAACCCGCTCGCTTGCACCTGGGGGAACGCACCAGCGAGAACCTCGCGAATGTTTCCGTCGTTGATGCGAGCCGGACCGGTGTAGCCGTTCCGACGGGCAGCCTCGATGAGCACCTCCTGGAGCGACGTGTGGCTACGCCGCCGGTCAGCCGCCTCGAGCGTCTTCGTGTCGAAGACCTTCTCGACGTTGGCAAGACCGCCAGCGAGACACAGCGCCGCCTCCACCACCTTCGGCTCGTTGACCGCGGCGGCATCGACAACGTGGATCGCGGGAGCCGACGGGCGGGACGCCCGGACCTCCGCGACCCGCTCTTCGCGGATTCGCTGCATCACCAGCTCGGCGACCTCGCCGGCAAGCAGGCTAGCACCGTCACCGCCAGCGGCGGCGACGATCGGCTTCGTTTCCGCGGCGACAATCGCCGTGGCTTCCGTCGTTGGCACGGCGGCCTCGACGGGCTTCTCGTTGAGCTGCTCGCTCATAGTTGAAACCTCATTCGCCTCGGCGGCGATAGCCGCGGACGTTGCACCGTCCGCACCGAACAAGACCACACTCGTCTCGCGGAGGACCGCCCCGCGAGCAACGCTGATTGGGCCGCTGAACTCGCGACCGTTGACGGTCACGACCGCTCCCGCGGCGATGTTTTCGATTGAGCCAACGTCGGCACCGATGCTCGCTTGCAGCGGCACCCCGGCCTTCGCGAGGGCGATCAGCTTGTCGCCAGCCGGCGTACCTCGGATCAGCTCCCCGCGGAGCATGAGCTGGTTGCCGTCGTTGGTCGCCTCGACGCTTTTGCCGATCACTGAATCAAGTAGGGGCATTTCCTTGCCGTGGGCATAGAGAATCGGGATCGGACGCGAAGCGTCGATCTGTGCAAGGTCGACCACCAGCGGGTTTCTCGACCAGCCCTGGCGGATGCTCGCACCGGTGTAGGCCACCAACTCAAACGTGGGCGTCGCGGCCTCGTCGGCCGCTTGCACGTTGAGGGTGGCGGATAGTTCGATTCGGTTGCTCATGCGTTGGCGTCCTCGGTTTCTCGCTTGTAGACGCCTTCGGCCCACGAACGGCCGGCGTCACCGCCCCACAACAGCCACGCAATCTTGCCGGCAGACGGGTAGCCGTCCTCGCCCTCCGACCACCCTTGGCCTCGCTTGTCAACCTCGTGGCGTGCGAAATAACTCACCATCCGCCCGATCGTGTCGAGCGATAGCGACCGTCCGTTGGCAATGTCACGGGCACGAGCCACGCCGATCGCGGTGCCGCCACGCCCGTACTCGCGTCGCAGCTCAAGGCCGCGGCGGGCCGCGTCACGAGCGGCTTGCGGGGGCCGGTAGCCGTCGGCGGCCTCGATGCCGTCCTCGTCGTCCTCGGCAGCCATCGCCGCCGGCTGGGCGTCAACGCCCAGTTCACGCTCCATCGACTTCTCAATCGCCCGCTGCCGCAGCACGATCCGCCAATCGCGGCCACGCTTGGCACACACTTCGGCGAGCGACGACATATTGCTGGAGACCATCGCCGCGTCGGCGTCGGCTTCCTTCAAGGGGTCGACGTGTTCAAATCCGTCCCACACCCAAGTCCAGTTCCACGACGCGAACGGTGGGAGACCACGCGGGAGGATGCCGGCGGTCACGGCCTCGTCGAGCCACGACATCAGCAGCGGGTCAAGGAACACCCGTTCCATGTCCGACCGCTCGACGGCGATCCGCTTGCGATAGACGAGGTAATCGCCACGCATGGACGAGTAGTTCGCGGTGGACGAATCCATCGCGGCGACGATGTACGGCATATCCAGCGACCGGGCGATCTCGTTGAGCATCCGACGCACAAATGCGTCATGGCTCGAGGTCGGGTGCTCGGCCCGCATTTGGACCGGCTCCCACCCGTCGGGAGCGGCAATCGCCATCCCGCGGACGATCGGCATCGTCTCGAGCGTGGAGAGACTCGCGGCCCCGGACCCATCGGCCGGCATGGTCGTTTTCAAGATTGCGGCGAACGATGCCGCCGTCTCGGCGGCCGTAACCACCGCGAGCGTGTAACGCCGTAGAAGGGCGAACAGCTCCAGCGACGGGGCAATCTCCGGCACGCCGCGGTGCTGTCCTGGGCGAGTGGCGTGATACCAGTGGCAGACATAATCCGCTTCGATCCACTGACCATCCAGAACAAATCCCGGCAGCAGCGATCCGGGGTGGTTTTTTGCGACCCAGTAGTCGGTCGGGTTGCCGTCACTGTCGAACCGCACGCCGTCAACGTCGCTCTCAGTGAGGTAGCCGATCGGCGAAATGACCTGATCGGCCTCGACCAGCTTGAGGTCGAGCTGCACTCCGCGGAGCCGCGAGTTGTTGGTTTTCAACCCAAACACTTCGCCGTCGCTGATCTTGCTGGTCTTTGCGATCCGAAGTTTGCGGGCTAGGTCGATCCGGTCGGACCAGTCGATAAAAGCCGTCTCGACCGACCGCACCGCGTCGGGGGACACGTCGGGGCCGAGATCGAGCTGGAGACGCGGGCCGGTGCCCACCAGGTCGTTTGACCAGGTCGATGCGATACCGGCCGCGTAGGAGTTATTTCGCAACTCGTAGCGGGCACGATTGCGGAGGGTCTGGCGGACTTGCGGCTGGAGCCCAGCGTCGGCCGATAGGTTGTCGGCCCGCGACCAGTGGTTGCGGTTCAAGTCGGTCGTTTGGGCAGAATCGTATTTCGCACGCACCATCGTCGAGATCGCTGCCTTTTGGGCGTCGATCGTCGACTGCATGGTGGACCGTGATGGTCCAAGAATGCGTGAGAAGATCCCCATTCTCAGCCGGCCCCCGGATACTGGCATTGGGCGTAACGGATGCACGCGAACGGCGAAGCCGCGTTCGAGGTTCGCGAACTCAGAACGAACTTCGCGGCCTCAACCTGGC